GAAGTGCTTGTTGTAGACACAAAAACTCATGCTGTAGTGACTGATAAAGACGGCATTGAGTCACCTATAGGCTTACGTTTCAAGCTTACAGACTCACAAGTAAACATCTTAAACGAGCAGCTTAAATACTACGCCGAAGAATTGGCAGATAAAGAAGCGGGAGTGGTGTGATGGAGTGGATTAGTGTTGATGAGCAACTGCCTGAACTAGATGTTCTAGTTCTAATTTTTAACCCTTTTACTTTCGAAACAATGCACACAGCCAAGCTAGTAGAAATTGATGATGAATATTGGTGGTTCTTTGAAAGTGACGATGAATATCTAAGACCACTATACACATCCCACTGGATGCCACTACCAGAACCACCAAAGAATTAGGAGAAGATTATGAATGCGCCAGTACAACACTCAGGACAAAACCCTTTTGCAGTAGCTGCTCCTACTACTCAAGCAATGTCTACAGTTCAATCTGATAGTCAACGTGCAATTGCAGAAGTTCAAGCTGCGTTAGTTATTGCTAAACAGTTTCCACGCAATCCAATTGAAGCTTATGACCGGATTATGAACGCTTGCCAGCGTCCCGGTTTAGCTCAATCGGCTGTTTATTCTTATGCTCGTGGTGGTAGTTCGGTAACTGGCCCATCAATTCGGCTTGCAGAAATGCTTGCTCAGAATTGGGGGAATATTCAGTACGGTATCCGTGAATTGTCTTCTGAAAAAGGCGAATCAACGGTTGAAGCATTTGCTTGGGATGTTGAGACAAATACTCGTCAAACAAAGGTATTTCAGGTCCCACATATTCGCTATACACGCAATGGATCTAAAAAATTAACAGATCCACGCGATATTTATGAATTGGTTGCAAACAATGGTGCGCGTCGTCTACGTGCATGCATCTTAGGTGTAATACCCGGTGATGTAATTGATGATGCAGTTAATCAGTGTGAAAAAACAATTCATGCAAGTGCCGACACTTCACCGGAAGCAGTACAAAAGCTTGTTATAGCCTTTGAGCAATTTAATGTCACCAAGAAAGACATTGAAGATTACATCCAGCGTCGTCTTGATGCTATTACAGCAGCCAATATTGTTGCGCTTCGCAAGATTTTCACTAGCTTACGTGATGGCATGAGTTCACCTAAAGACTGGTTTAAAAATGTCACCGTGAAGGAAGTTGGAGAAGTTCAGGAAGTTAAACCAACTGTACCAGACAACGAGTTCCCGGTTCTCTTAGAGCAGATCAAAGCTGATGCAGTTACTAAAGAGTATGTATTAGAAGGCTATGCACTTACTAATGCACAAATAGCCGAGGTAAATGCACTATGAAGCTATTCCGATGCTCAAGCCTACATAAGCTTGTAGGCGACTCTAAAACTAAAGGCTCAGTTCTTAGCGATACAGCTAAGACTGAGATCAGAACAATCGTTAAGGAGGACTTGACCACATTCAAGTCTTTCAAAGGCAACCAGTACACAGCTAAGGGCAATGCTCTTGAAGAAGTCGCAATTAGCCTGTCTGGCAAGGTTCGTTTTCGTCAGTACTTAAAACATCAAGGTCGTTGGGAAAATGAATTAATTACTGGTGAGTGTGATGTTCTCGATTTAAACAATAAATTGATCCTCGACACTAAATGCACTTGGGATATTGGAACTCATCCATTCTTTCAAGATGAAGCAGAAGAAAAGGCAAAGAAGGCGGGCTATGACTGGCAGATGCAGGGCTACATGTGGCTTTACGACTGTGAACAAGCAATGGTTGATTTCTGGCTACTCCCTTGCCCTATCGAGTTGACAAATGATTGGGATGATCGAGAGCAGCTAATTGATTTAGTCGAGCGTATTGATTTAAGAGAACGTTTAACAACTGTCACCTACAAACGTGACGAAGCAATGATTCAAAAGATCAAAGACAAAATTCCACATGCTCAAGAGTACTACGCAAAATTATATCAAGAGCGAATTAAAGCGAAGGTGGCAGCATGACAGATTTGAATAAGTTAAGAAGTGAGTTTGAGGCTCAACACAGTGACAAGGTTTTCAAGATAGTCAAATTTGATGAAGTAACCAATGCATATTGCTTACATGATCATTTGCCCCTAACTGAAATTAACCTTTCTGCCCTTGCCGAAATTAATTATGGATGGGATTTGTGGCAAAAAGCCAAAGCTCAGGCGGTGCCAGAGGGTTATGTTCTTTTACCAAGAGTACCAACTGAAAAGATGTTCCAAGCATACGCACGTTATTCAGTCGCGCCAATGTCGACACTGAGTAAAACTGGATACAAGGCAATGGTTGAAGTGGCAAGCGAATCGGGAGCTGAGGGATGAAATATCAAATACAACCAACACAAGTACCAGACAATTTAGATAGCTGCTGGTTCCACCCTGATATAGAGAAGCACGACACTATTGGTGAAAATGCTGAATTTTATACAAAGGAACAATGGGCGCAGCTTCAAATTAATCTTGGTGTAGAAATTCTTGTTGAGCGTTTGGAATATTGGGATATTCCAGAAATTCCTGAAGACGACTGTGCAGATTGGTCAAACTGGAAACCACAAGCACCTATAAAAGATGCCTTTCTCATTGCAGGTTTTGATACAGAAGATGGGCCTTGTTTGTGGTGGGCAAAGCCTAAAGCGGAAAGTAAGGAGGGGTGAAATGACAGCAATTGCGAATATAGGTAGTAACTTTGTAGTAGCGTTACCACCTTCTGATATTTGGCTAAATGACTCCCAAGCTGCTGAGTTCTTGGGTTACCGAGATGTACACTTTAAGGCAGCGGTTTGCTGCCTACCAACCTTCCCTAAACCGCGCTATGTTATTAAGTGCGGTCAAGGAAGACGATGGAACTTGGCAGAGCTATCAAACTGGTTGAATGAACAGTCAGATGATGAGCCAAAGAAAGGAAGACCACGTAAACGAGGCTAATCAAGCCTCGTTGCAATTTCGCTTGCAGTAGCATTGTAATAGACCATCAGACTTCTTAAGTCTTTATGTCCAATCATACGGGCCAAGTCTAAAACTTCTAATTTCCTTGCAAGGCGTGTACATGCTTCATGTCGTGTGTCATGGAAATGCAAATCAGTGATTTGACATCTATCTCTTAATTTACGCCAAAGCGTATCAAAGCTTTGGGAATTACAAGTAAAGACCTGCTTTTTATCAAGACCTTTTAATAAAGTAAGCAACTCAACTGCACGCTTAGATAGTGGTACATTTCGTTTAGTACCATTCTTTGTTTCAGTTAAAACTAAATATCTATCTTTTAAATAAATACGATCCCAAGTCAAGCCAACAATCTCACCAGCACGCATTGCAGTTTCGATTGCAAAAAGAAAGGCAATAATAATTTGCTGCGTAGAGTTTACCGGGACATTGTTATCCCAATTTGCTGCAAGACATAATCTATCAATTTCATCTTGGGTAATTCGTCTATCACGGTGCTTTGATGGTGGGGGTAAAGTGAGGTCAGCCATAGGCGACTCTTTAATCCATTTCCATTCTTTACGGGCAACAGTAAATAAGGAAGCTAAAATATTTGCTTCACGTCTGACAGTAGCGCCCTGCACCTCTTTTAACCGGGAGTCACGCCACTGGACTAAATCGTCAGTGGTAACTTTTGACAACTGTTTTTGGCATAATTTCTTATACTCACGTTTAAAGAAAGCCATTCGCTTGACTTCATTCTCATGAGTTTTCTTCTTTATACTTACTTCATTAAGATAGCGTTCAATTGCTTCTAAAAATGAATGGTCCGGAAGTTTTCCATGTGACTGTTCGCGTAATTGAGTCTCACGTTTTGAGGCCCAAGCCCTAGCCTGTGCTTTTGTATCAAAGGTTGCACTTTCGCGAATTCCGTTTACACTTATCTCGGCTCGCCATGTGTCGTTGCGTTGTCTAAATGAAGCCAT